AGCACAGTGCCGTGGTCACAGCTCTCAAAGAGATTGAACTTGGACTTGTTGGCCGTGAGTACTTGTACAAGAAATTGGACATCGAACCACGTCGTCGTCACCGGGACAATGGCGGATTCTGATCAGTCAAACAGTGCCAAGGGTAGAGACAGTTTTGATATCACTACTGGCAATACCCTGGTACATTTTTTTAATCGCAACATAACGCCCTACGCCACCAGCACTCTGGGGCCTACGTTTGATCTAGTTCCTGTTGAGAAACAGAAGGATCTCATGATCAATCATGCTAGGATGTATGCCCAGCAAGAGTATGATCGCATCATGGAACTGGTCTCAGTACTAGAAAAACAAGCACAAGACATCCGTCGTAGACTTGATGTGACTGATGCAGTATATGCCGCAGAATACAATTTTCAGATTGTGATGGGTCATTGCTATTGGCTGGTATGGCACAAGCGTCACAGCAAAAATCTGTTGGTACTTACCGGTCCTGACGATTGGAACACAGGCGTGCCAGAAGACTACCAGTACCTAATGCAGGTCAAATACATGGGCGATCACACCTGGCAAGAAGTAATACCTTAGTACTACTTGACCAAAATTGCCCTTTGTGCTATAATAACGTATTAGATGGAGAACAACATGCCCTGGATTGAGAACGTGGCCGCTGCAGATATACCCATGCGGTATCATCACAATGCTGGTCCCAACTCGATGCTGATTCAAATCATGGATCCTGCATCCAGTTGGTGGCCAGAGCCTGCACATGATTTCAAGGAAACTCACCGCTTTGAATTCTTGGATGCCGAAGACAAAGACGGCTTCCCGGACGAAGCAAAGATCTCGGATGAGCAAGCCCAAGAAATTGTGCGTCTGTTGCAACATGCATTGAAGAAGCGCATGAACGTGGTTGTGCATTGCATGGCTGGGTTGTGCCGGTCAGGTGCAGTGGCCGAGGTTGGTGTCATGATGGGATTTAAAGACACTGAAAAGACTCGTATCCCAAATATGCGTGTCAAGCACCGGTTGATGAAACAACTGGGCTGGACATACGATGAAAACGAAAAGCCAGACGACGAAGCCTGGCGCCGAATGAACTTAGACTTTTAAGAAAGGAGCACAAGATGCCAGCTGTATTTTTAGTTAGTGACACGCACTTTGGACATGCCGGTGTCTGTCGCTTCACGCACCCAGACGATCCTGAAGTGAAATTGCGTCCCTGGGACGATCCTGATGAGATGGACGAGGAAATGATCCGTCGTTGGAACGACACAGTTCGTCCCAGTGACAAGGTCTACCACTTGGGTGATGTTGTTATCAACCGCAAGGCCTTGAAAACATTGGCCAGATTGAATGGGGACAAGGTTTTGATCCGCGGCAACCACGACATCTTCCGTGATGACGAGTACCGCGAATACTTTCGTGAGTTACGTGCATACCATGTGATGAACGGAATGATCTTGAGTCATATCCCTGTGCATGAGGCTTCATTGGGTCGATTTGGTGTAAACATTCACGGACACCTGCATGCCACTAGAGTAAAGAAGGCACGTGGTGTTGATGCCAAGACCGGTACTGTGTTGTACTCTACTGAGATTGATCCCCGGTACCATTGTGTATGCGTGGAACAAACTGACTTTGCACCCATATTGTTTGAAGATGCGATCAAACGCATCGAAGCAGAAGGTGGTGTAGTTGGGTTTAGATCCGGCAACGGACCCACTATGTAAAAATAGGCCCCTAGGGGCCTATTTTTTTATTTGAAAAATTTCTCTTGCATCAGTAGGTGTCGCAATAGATCCTCCTAAATCTTCAACAATGCGAACAGCTTTTTGCACAAGTTCAGCATTGGATTTTGCCAATACATTTTTAGACAAATAGATATTATCTTCCAACCCTACACGCACATGTCCGCCATGTAACCAAGTAGCAGCCACCATCGGCATCTCCTCTTTACTAATGCCAAACGCACTCCATACTGCATCTGATGGTAACTGACGTCTAGCGTAATCCACCGCGGTAACAGTGTGATCCCATCCATATTTAATTCCCATAGCAAACTGCCATATAGCACGTGAGTCAATCAGGCCTTGACTTTTGAATTCTAGAGCTAGTCTTAGATCGCCACTGTCGAATATGCAAGAATTGTTTTCCTATAGAAAAATGTGCACCACTACCTGTTGTTAAATTGATCAGTAGATCTTTGTTATCTTTTTTGATAAGTTCAACTGTTTTTACATATAAATCCAAATCCATACTACCATGTTTTTTGATTGGGTCTCTTACATGTATATGCACCACCGCGGCGCCTGCCTCTGCGGCTTCGAGTGCAGATGTTGCAATTTCTTCTGGCGTGATAGGCAAGTAAGGTGTGGAATTTGGATCAGTTACCGCGCCGGTAATGGCACAGGTTACTATAGTTTTTTTGGGTCTTACAATACTCATATATTTTTTCCTCCATCAACAACTATCACTTGTCCAGTACAGAATCTCAGCAAAGTTATGCAAGCTTCTACAGCCGAGGCAATATCTACCACTGTAGCCACACGCTGAAGTGGTGTAGTAGTTTTGACCAGTTTATAATAGTTTTCATCGCGATTTGGTACAAAATTTGTCAGTACTGCACCTGGGTTAACACTCATAACCCTAACAGGAGCCATGCTTGATGCTAGCGTTCTTGTTAGACAATCTATACCTGCTTTTGCTGTAGAATAGGCAATATTACTTCCACCGCCGCGATAACCTGCGGTTGATCCAATGTTAACAATTACAGATTCTGGTGTGTCACGAAGCAAAGGTGCAAAAGTTCTAATTGCAGAATAATATGTGCGCAAATTATGTTGTAGAGTTTTGTCAAAAAAATCATCTGTAATTAGGTCTAAATCTGTAGGTGGGTATTGAAATGTTTTTCCTACAGTGTTTACGAGCACATCAATTTTTCCCAACTTTTTGATTTCTGTATAGGCCAACTTTAGTTGATTGTCATCTAACAGATCGGCACACACAACCATATGATTCAAATGAGCATTGGCCAGTGTGTCTATAGCTTTTTGTGCTTTTTCAATGTCACGCCGAACAATACCTACAATCCTGGCACCGTTGGCAGCTAATCTCTCAGCCACAGCAAAACCAATACCGCCCATCATACCGGTTATCACTGCTACTTTACCATTTAAATTATCTAGTGGTTGAAATGTCATACTTTTATATATTGCTCTGCTAACTTAGTTAGGAATTTTTTGTCTATCTTACCAATAGAGGTCAAAGGCCACGATTCTATTGCCCAAATTCTTTTTGGAATTTGATACGTGGCTAAATTTTTTGCGGCAAATTTTATCAATGCATTTTCATCACACGGTTTTGTTAGTTTCACAAAAGCATATGGTTTATGTCCTTTGATTCTGTCTGCCAACCCTATGGCCACAGATTCTTCAACACAATCATGTTGATTCAAAATAGACTCTATTTCAATTGGATAGACTTTGTTACCGCCACATTTTAACATATCATCTACTCGACCAAGATAATAGTAAAATCCTTGCTGATCAATTTGAAATCTATCATTGGTGCTGAACCATTCGGTATCATCTGTCTGAAATTTACTTAAAAGACTTGAAGTTTTAATATGCAACACATCATCGATCAATTTACATTCTACCCAAGGTGCAGGACATCCTGCACTGCCGGGAGGAATTGGCAATTTGTCTGCATTAAAATTTCCAAGAATTACTCCAGTTTCAGTCAGTCCGTAAGGGTTTATTACAGAGACTACGTTTGTAAAAACTTTTTTAATTCTATCTATCAATAAATCATCAGCATAAGAGGCCAATAAATTTATGTGTACCACTGATGTTAAGTTTAGAGACTTTGTTAATGTTTGCTCATCTAGTATCATAGACATCATAGGAGTCACTAAATGAATCATTTGAATTTTGTATTTTTCAATAGATTGTAAAAAAGTTTTTGGATCAAAATTTTGCAAACAAAATACCTGGCAACCATCTAAAATACAATTTGTAAAAACACCCAACCCTACGTTATTAAAAAAAGGATTTGCAATCAACACTCTTGCCTGTTCAAGAGAGGTATCTGATTTTGTTTGGATTTTTTTTTGATGTGACATTGGTACCAAACGGTCTTTGAGAGTAAAATTGACTTTTTTTGGCACGCCTGTGGTACCAGAAGTCATCAAAGTCAAACAAATTCTTTCATAGTTTGGCTCACTTTGTTTGTTACAGTCAATTGCAATTAAACTTTCAAATTCTGATCCAAACTCTATTACAGGTATGTCTCCTGGCACCATGTGTCTATAGTTCTTGTCGCAAAAGACCAAACCAATGTTTGTCTGTTGCATAATAGAATGTATATTGTCCAAGGGAAGTTTAAAATTTATTGGCACACACACATGTTCAGTTTGAAATATAGCAAATGCAGCAATCATCCATGACACTGAATTATTTCCTAGCACCCCAATATTGGAACCCAAAGGAAGATTTAAGTTGTGGATTGATCCAACTAAGTTATTGACACAACGATTAAATTTTGCGCCATTATAAAGTTTGACAGGATCAGTTGAAAGATCAACTGCAATACTGCCTGAGGGAACGGTCAAATGCATACAATATTTACACTAATACTTTTGCATTACAATTTAATCCTTGCTCTATAAAAAACACAGGTGTTTCTTGGTTGACCAAATATTCAAGATCGGTTATAATAGTAACATGAAATTAGAAATCAATGAAATACTACAGTGGACCGGAGCCGTGTTTATCATAGCAGGGCACAGTCTCAACGCCGTGGGCCCTGCGGTGTACCCTTACAACATTCTTGCATTTTTCCTGGGCACAATTTTGTTCATGGCTTGGTCAATCCGTGTTGCAAATAAGCCACAGTTGTTGGTGAACATTGTTGCACTGGCAATTGGGCTTACAGGACTAGCCAAAGCATTTGGTTGACCAATAAATCCCAATTTGCTATAATATACACATAGACACACAAAAGGAGCCACAAATGGACTTGAGCAAAGCATTCGCAAAAGATCAGCAACGACAACGCGAAATTCGCATGTATGGTTGCACTGAAGCTGAACTCCGCGACAGCGTTGAAGACAGCATAACTTTTAAATTTTCTGGAGCCGCAATGGTTGCCGCCGGCATCCTCAGCGATTGCCAAGAAATGGTCAGTTACGGTCCTTATGACAGCGACCGACTGGCCAACATCATGGAAACCCAGCGCCAGATGCTGAATCAGGCCAAGTGGATTTTGTTTGAATACATGAGCAAGGAGACAGCATGAGCCGCATGAGCGACCTCGACGTAGACATTCAGGACCTGCTAGAAAAGGGCCGGTCTCCCATGGACGTGGCCCGAGAACTGGAGATCCCGGTTAGTTGGGTTTACGAAAAGCCCGAGGCAGTTGAAGAACCTGAAGAAGTTCTTAGCCCTTTTGCTACAATTAACAGTTGACCGCTAAATTAACTTCTGCTATACTATAGACTTATTAACTTGAAAGGCACAGCCCATGTCAGATTCCCGCACCGTTACCGCGCTTCAAGCAAAAAAATCTTTGCTCAAAGCATTCCAAGTCAAGCGTCCTTTGTTCCTGTGGGGTCCTCCCGGCATCGGCAAGAGTGAGCTGGTTGAAGGCATTGCCAACGATCTTGGCGGCTTGATGATTGACCTGCGCCTGGGTCAGATGGAGCCCACAGACATTCGTGGTATCCCGTTCTACAACAAGGACATTGGCAAGATGGATTGGGCGCCTCCTGTGGAACTGCCTGATGAAGAAACTGCCGCACAATATCCTATTGTGGTGTTGTTCTTGGACGAACTTAATAGTGCCGCGCCCTCTGTACAGAGTGCCGCGTATCAACTAATTTTGAATCGACGCATTGGCAAGTATAAACTGCCTGACAATGTTGTAATGGTTGCCGCAGGTAACCGTGAAAGCGACAAAGGTGTTACCTATCGCATGCCAACACCGTTGGCAAATCGTTTCATCCACCAAGAGATGAAGGTGGACTTTGCTTCCTGGCAAGAGTGGGCAGTTAACAACCGCATCCACAAGGACGTGGTTGGTTACTTGAGTTTTGCCAAGCAGGACTTGTACGACTTTGATGCCAAGAGCGCCAGCCGTGCCTTTGCTACTCCGCGTTCATGGACCTTTGTGAGCCAGTTGTTGGACGACAATAGCGATGACGACACCACAATGAACCTAATTGCAGGTACTGTAGGCGAAGGTCTTGCTGTGAAGTTTATGGCACATAAAAAGGTTGCAGGCAAGATGCCCAACCCTGCAGACATCTTGAGCGGCAAGGTCAAGGACTTGCAGGTCAAAGAAGTGTCGGCAATGTACTCGTTGGTGATCTCCATGTGCTACGAGCTCAAGGCGGCTGTTGAGACCAAAGTGGAAGACAAGAAGTTCCATGAGATGGCCGATAACTTCCTGGGCTACATGATGAAGAACTTTGAGACTGAGTTGACTGTGATGGGTGCTCGTATTGCGTTGACCACATACGACTTGCCCTTCCTCCCAACCAAGCTCAAGAACTTTGACGAGTTCCACCAACGCTTCGGCAAGTACATCTTGCAGGCGTCGGCCTAAGTTTAAAGGGGTCGTGTGGATTAAATACACGGGCTGTGGACACATGGCCCCTTTTTCTTTTCTTACCTTACTATGAAATACAAAGTTACAAAGATGGACGGGCGATTCAACAAGCGCCGGTTTGATTATATAATCGAGTTCTCAAAGGTTGAGAGTTTTGGCACTGGTGTGTTGGACTTTGATCGTTGCAGGCGCTGGTTCAATCAGAACTTTGGATGGAGTCAAGATGTTGAAACTCGAGACTCCATGTCAGTAAATCGTCGTAACAATCAAGAAGCCTACCAGGCAGACGATATCAATCTTGTATGGGCCTATGCTGTTAAGTATGGCGATTACCGCATCTATGTTGATAACGACAAAACACTCAGTTGGTTTTTGCTATGTCATCCTGTAGTTCCATAAAAATTGAATCTAAATTGTTCATACCAAAAAATTTCACTGACGTAAACCCTGTTCCAGTTGATACCATGGCACCGTTGTCTTGGTTTTCTAATTGTGGCTATTTTGTAGTTGATAAAGAAATTTTTCTGCACAAAATTTATGCCTTGCAAGCCGCCACCAGAAAACGTTTGGCACCAGAAGACATAACATGGATATTCAACAACGATGCCTATAACAGTATTAACTGGACGGCCCCAAAAAATGTTTCACTTGCTAGTCTTTATCGAGCCCGAGCACAACAACTAAGAGAAAAATACAGTTATCTAGTTCTATCGTTTAGCGGTGGCGGCGACAGCACAAACGTTTTAGATTCATTCATACTGAACAATATTCATCTAGATGAAGTTTTAGTTGGTTGGCCTAGAAGCCAGACAGCTGGCAAGTATACCCCTAATCTCAGCAGCTCAAATACCAATTTCGTTAGTGAATGGGATTATCTAATCCAACCTAAATTAAAGTGGTTAGAGACTGTATCACCAAAAACTAAAATTACAATTGTAGATCCATATGAAAATTTAGTGGCCAAGGAACCTGAAAAAGATATTGTAGAAATAACCCCTAGGCACAATTATATTGGTGTGATGCGTTACAAAGCCATCGATGATGTTTTGTTAGAACGGCAAGAGACTTATAAAAACGTTGCTATTATCATGGGAATCAACCCACCAAATTTACTGGTATCTCAGAAACGTCTTTATACTTATTTTAATGATGTGGTAACCAGTATGTGGCCTTCGGATTACACCTATAAAGGATTAAATCGTCAGGTCGAGTATTTTTATTGGACGCCCGACATGCCGGAAATACCCTGTGTGCAGGCCCACGCATTGCTGGCGGCCCTGAAAACCAACAAAGACATGCAAAAGTATTTGTCTGCTCCTGAATTTGATCACAAAGCTGCCAATGTGACAGGACACACTTTTAACAAAATAAAAAATTTGTATTCAGAAATTCTACGCAGATACATTAAATCAGTGCTGTATCCTACCTACGACTACAACAATTTGCAAGTGGACAAAAATTCTAGTGCCGCCGCAACACCAGAATGGTTTTCATGGTTTTACGATAACCCACATTCAAAAGAAATTTTACAACCACATGACAACATTATTGCCGAGCACCAAAGTCTGATTGATCCAAGATTTTTTATTATGAACAAAGGCCAGGTAGCCGAGTATTATATTTTTAGATCTAAGCTATACTACGTAGGAGAGTTGACCTAAAAATCAATCAATATCACACCGTAATCGATAATTATACTTTTCCAAGGACACATCATGACATTTTCCAAACTTTTATCTACATCTTTGATTTTAGTTGTAGCCACACTATCACAAGTCTCAGTGCAAGCGGATACATGGCCAGACCGGCCAGTTAGAATTGTTGTTCCTATTGACGCAGGAAATACCCAAGATGCTCTGGCCAGACGTAAAAATTTACCATTTACAAAAGACAACTTTACTGGTATTGTTAAATTTGGCATTCAAGATTTTATTATTTGGGTGAACAAAGACGCACCAATTAATAATATTCAAGAGATGCTTTCTTATGCCAAAGCAAATCCAGAAAAAATTACCTATGCTACTCCAGGGCTAGGTTCTTATTCTCATCTTGCCATGGAGAAGTTAGCGTCTGTGGAAAAATTAAAATTAACACATGTGCCTTACAAGGTCTTTATGCAAGCGGTTCCTGATGTTGTTGCTGGAAGAGTGACAATGACCATCACCACTTCCAACCCCGGGTTAGAAAATCAAGTGTCTAGTGGCCATATCAAAGTTATTGGTTCTTTGACAAAAAATGCAAAACATCAAGGTAAACCAATTCAGACAATGTCATCTATCGTCCCAGAGGTTTATGCAAGTGGATTTTATGGCATAGTGGTAGCAAAAAATATCCCAAAATCTATTTCTAAAAAGATTGAAAAAGATATTATCACCGTTGTTTCTTCTCAGGATTTTGTAGAATTCATGGGATCAAGAGGAGTTAGATATGAATTAATGCAATCTGATGATTTTGATAAATGGCTTGCATCTGAAATATCGCGACTGCAACAAATTACAATTCAAAATAATATTGTGATTGATTAATTTTATGTCATCCCGTATCACAGTAAAAAAGAATCTAATTATATTTCACCACCCAGGTGACTGGAGTGCCATTTATTCAAAGATTCTCAAAGATTTTGGCATGGGTATGGCAGTGCGCACTCGACTGAGACGTGAACTTGGATTCACTTATCGCAATCATCAAGAGTGGATCCAAATCAAAAAAATGGATGGGGGCCACAAGTATTGCGAACAGCAGGTACATGTTGATTTTTACACAGAATCTTCACAAAGTTGGTTTCAACTTCGGTATCTAAATTGTACTACTGAAGTACTACCAATTATAACTTGACCAACAAATCGTGATCTGCTATAATATACACATAAGCAACAAAGGAATAGCCCGTGACTACCAGTACAGTAAACAAAAAAGAGTCTGATAAGTTTAAAGATCTTATTGGACCCATGGACACCAAACTTGACAAAGTTGTGCGTGAAATGTTGATCACCGCCCGTGTGGGTTTGTTGTTAAAGGCTAGTTTCTTTGGCAATCTTGCTACTCGTTTGAAACTGGTAAACGCAGATGAGTGGTGTGCTACTGCCGCAACAGACGGCAGAAACTTCTACTACAATACCCGCTTCATTAAAATGCTCAAGCCCAAGGAGATTGAATTCTTGTTTGGACACGAGGTCCTGCATTGTGTTTATGATCACTTTGGACGTCGCGGCAATCGTGACCCACAGTTGTTTAACATTGCCAATGACTTTGCTGTGAATGGCGACTTGGTCAAACACAAGGTAGGTGAGATGATTACATCTGTGCCTTGCTTGTTCGACCGCAAATATGAAGGCATGAGCTCGGAAGAGATCTATGACCAGTTGTACGAAAAAGCAGAAAAGATCAACATCAGCGACTTGTTGGACAAGATGATTGACGAGCACATGGATGGCGAAGGCGATCCCAATGATGGTGATGGTGACCAAGAAGGCAAAGGCCGTCCCAAGCTCACTCCTGAAGAGCGTCAGCAAATCCGTGATGAGATCAAAGAAGCCATGCTAGCGGCGGCCGCTACTGTGGATGGTGCAGGTAACTTGCCCGCAGGCGTCAAGCGTCTTATACAAGACATGACCGAACCCAAGATGAACTGGCGCGAACTGCTCCGTATGCAATTGGAGTCCACCATCAAGAGTGACTACACTTGGATGCGAGCCAGCCGCAAAGGTTGGCACATGGATGCTGTGATGCCAGGTATGAAACTGGATCCCATGATTGATATCG